TTAATGAAGCGTTGGATGAGCTTACTGAGTTTTCATATAACTCAAAACAGACTAATAAAGAAATTGTTAACAATGTAATAAAGAATTGTATCGATACAAAGGAAACTAAATGAAGACAGAACATATATAGAGTTAAGCAGTTGCAATAATGATATGCAAAAAGAGTTCGAGCGGCTAGTTATAAATAAGGAGAAATAATAATGCTTTGCTTTAGATGTGAACATAGATCGGGATTCCTGGAGAAGGGACGTAGACCAAGACATGAATGTGGTGATATAGAAGCGTCTAAATCAGCGTGTTATATGTTCACGCCTTGCAAACCGATCATAACAGAGAAACAGAACAAGGAAGATCCAAGACCTATCCACAGCGGTATTTTTGGGTCAAGAATGGAAGCAAAAGGCTTATCTGAAAAGTTTAAGTTAGCCTTATCAGATGATGGGTCTCTATATTGGTCACCTAAAAAAACAAAGTAACGTTGTGCTATAATATCCTTAATGGCAAAGAAACCAATGGTTACTACAAATACTACACTAATAAAAATAGATAAGATTTTAATAAGTTTATCTAAAGGTTCATCAATAGATAAAGCGTGTAAAGAAGCAGATATAGAACGGTCAACATTCTATAACTGGAAAAACAACTCCGAAGAAAACGCAGCTAAATATTACCAGATAATAGATAGTAGAACACTCGTCGTAGAAGACGCGCTATATAAAAACGCGGTGGGTGGTAATACAGTGGCCCAAATATTCTGGTTAAAGAATCGGGCACATGATAGATGGAAAGATAGGGTCGATGGCTCGCATCAAATAGATCTAACCCTTAAAGGCGAGGCGGTTGTAGAGAACATACTGTCACATCTAGGGATTAAAGGGTAATCTACATATCAAGTAAACTTATCTGCTGTTTTTCAGAGTCTGCTTGGATACAGTTGTTTTTAGCTACTTCGAAATAGCTTTCTTTTAGTTCTATACCTATACCATACCGATCCATCTTTATAGCCTGATATATTTCAGATCCAATGCCCATAAACGGTGTAAATACCGTATCACCTTTATTACTCCATAAATGCACACATCTTTTTATGGTATCTAACTGTAAGGGACACACATGCTTCTCATCTGAGCCTTCCCTGGCGGCCCTATACTGTAATGTATTTGATTGGTTGATATCGTACCATATCGGGCTTGCATATTTCTGCCATAGATCTACTGGCAAATCTGCGCCGTGTGTTACTGGTTCTATGTTCTCTCTAGGGTCTCGAAACACAAGCATATAATCAGGGATACCTACCCTGCTCATCACACTATCCTTTTTTACTTGTCGATGTAATAGCCCTAAAGCCTTTGTCCGTTGCATCTGGACTACAGGATCTTTCCAAATGGTTACACGTGTATGATAGATGAGCCCGCAATCCTGAAACAGTTTTATTAAATCACCTGAAAAGTCTTTTAAGCCGATATAGCCATCAACACCTTTCTTTGATGGGATATCAATACAATGCACACATATATTTCTGCCTGGCATTATGACCCTCTTCAGTTCCTTAACAAGAAAACTAAAATGGGCTATGAATTGCGCGTGGTTTGCGCTATTCCCCATATCCTCTACATTATCGGAATATGTATACAAATCTGAAAAAGGCGGCGAGAATATGCTAAGACCTACAGAATCGTCGGGTATCCTTTTTATTTCATCTATACAGTCACCATTAATAATATGATGTGTCTTTTCTTTTATTTCTTCACTCTTCTTTATTGTTTTCATCTTTATATGCTCGCCTTTCTTGAAATATTTGATCATCATTTTTTGCATATTAACAAATTCTTTTTGTTTCCTATCTATTATTGTCCCTATATTCTCCATAGTGTCAGGTATAACTAGTGTTATATTTACATCTTTCTTTTGGCCGAACCGCCACGACCGTCTTATCGATTGATATGTGCTTTCAAAACTGAAATCAGGACTTAAGAATATTTGGTTATGACAATTCTGGAAATTCAGCCCAAACTGAGCTATCTTCGATTTCGTTATTAGAACCCTAAACTCGCTTTTAGAAAATCCTATAAGCTTATCCTCTTTTGATTCTTGCGATTCATCGCCACGAACCTCAACCGATCCGGGGATAGCCTTTCTCATAGCGTCTGCTTCAACATTTTGCTTTACCCAGATAAGGAACATATCATCACTGTTATTAACTATGTCCTTTATAGCATCGACACGCTGGATCATAGTATCCCTTAATGCCTGGTTATAATCGGTGGCATTAACGGCGTTATCGTTAAACAACCTACCATCATCTTTTTTAGGGGTGATTACTTTTAACTCTTTTATGTCTAGTTTAGGTAATATGTATCCAGTGTCAGGGTATCCAATATCGGATGGCTTGTTTATCATAATAGACCAGCTACTAACCCATTGCCAAAAGGTAGATACTGCGTGCTTTTTTAACCGCCATTTTTGGGTGGTTTGCATATCATTAACAAAAAACATCGATCTCATCTCTGAATGGCCCATAACGTTTAAGAACTCGGAATGGTTACCTAACTCATCTATATCATTTGGGCTAGGGGTAGCAGTGCAAGCAAGCTTATATTTTAACTTTGAAAATACATCTATCAATGCGTTACGCATAGCACCCGTGAAGTTTTTTAGGCAGCTAGATTCGTCTAGACATACACCTACGTATTGTGATAGATCTATATTGTTTATCTGTTCATAGTTTGTTATATCTATCATAGATATATCTATATCAAACTTCAAAGCTTCGTTCTTTGTTTGTTTAACTACAGCCAAAGGCGCGAGGATAAGTACCTTTTTATTCTCTTTTTTAGTTATTTGGTATGCCCATTCTAGCTGGCATATGGTTTTGCCCAGCCCGCAATCCGCGAATATAGCATACTTACCTTGTGATAACGCACTGCGTACTAGGTACTTCTGGAAACCGAACAGATTTTTATTGAGTTGATCTTCATCTATATCGAACCCAGATTCGATCTTCTTTGTTTCTTTGCTTTTTATGAATTGTTTGTAGTCCATCTATATATTATAGGGCAATACCTTAACATTGCATAGTGTTGCTAAAACGGGATCATTATCTCTTTTAGTATTTTATGGAATAGTTTAGAGCCGTCTTTAACGTTCTGTTCCCAATCGGTATTAGCGCCACAACCTGCATTATCTGTTATGTATCGCAACGATAACACGTTCTTGCCCTCTTTAGCACAGATCTTAGCTATTGCAGCCGATTCCATATCCACTATATCCGCATCGAACTCATCACGTTTCTTTGTTGCTAACTCTTTATCTGTTATAAATTGATCGCCACTCATACAGCGCCCATTAAAAACAGGGTGTTCATCACCCAGTGCTTCAGCACAGGATAGGTTTACCCAATTAAAGACCAGTTTATTACAGGATTTTATTACAGTTGTTTCCATTTTGGAAAATGGTGTTATACCTCTTTCAATACCAAGACCAGAAGCGTCCATATCATGTTCCACGAACTCATTACATATACAAAGGCTCCCTACAGGGGCATCTCGCAGGCTTCCTGCCGTACCAAGTACCAAAACTGTATCGACCTTATCAATTATCTTAGATAGCCCATAAACGGCGTTTGCTTTGCCTACCCCTGTCACCTCTATATACATGGAATTATTCTTATTACATTCTAAATTAAAGAATGGGTCATTCAAGATATCTTCTATCTCTTCTTTTAATGCAGCTAATATCCCTATCTTATTCATTTAACACTCCTCATTTATAGCTTTATAACGGCTGAACAAAACCCTATCATCGTTGCAACCCATACACCTAAAAATATTGGGATCACTCCACTCTGGTCGTTTAATAAGCCTATAATAACGCCTACAAGAAAACCGATTAACATACACACAAGAACAGCCGTTGAATGGCTTTTATTGTTATGAACCATTTCCGTGACCCCACGAAAATGGTGCTTTGATTGCAACGAATGAAGGGATGCCAAGCTTAGATATGTCACTTATCCCTATATCCAGTACAACACCACAGGAAAGACCGCCCACTCTATCTTTTAATAGTTTTATAGCTGCGTTCATTGTCCCGCCTGTAGCAAAGACATCATCTATGATTAGCACATTACTTTCTTTTAAATGGAAACCTGTTTGCATCTCAAGTGAATCGGAGCCGTATTCAAGGTCATATTCAACACACTCTACATTGCCAGGCAACTTCCCAGGCTTTCGTATAGGTATAAACCCCAAGTTCATCTTCCTAGCTAACGCAGCCCCTAATATAAAGCCGCGTGCTTCAATGCCTGCTATATACTCAAAATAGCCCATCTCTAACACACCATAGAATAACTGGTCTATTAACATATCAAATAGGATAGGTTGTCTGTATATAGGGTTCATATCCCTAAACTTAACACCATCCTTCGGGAAGTTTTCATATTCACCCATCGCATCATATAACGTTTTATTCATTTCAAATCTCATTTACTTATTTCCTTTTCACTGAACTTATCTAAACATCTTCTTAAAATACTTGTTATCGTATACCAATATTCAGGAGCAACAAGCCCGCCCTCTGCCAAGTGTTCCATTCCTTCATAGTGATGTAGAAACCAACCTATAACATCAAATAAACCTGCTTCTTTTCCATCTTCATTATATAGCTTTTTCATTTTCATTTACTTATCCTTAACATCTGGCGACGTGTATGTTTCGCTAAACATGATGGCACTTTTACTAACTATCTCATCTGCGTCTGGTCGTAAATCACGCTCTTTCCCGCAGACCTTATTCTCATAATCCATTATTAATTCAATAAGAAGCCCAAGCGTCTCGCCTTTAAATGGTGCGCTCTCAGGATTTTGATCCATCAATGATCTAGCTAATACTAAATATCTTTTATGTTGGTCATCATCTTTTATCGTTATTAACTCCATTTTAAACGTGGACGACTTTCCATTATGTCCGCATACCAGGCATGTAACATCACTGTTAAGCCTTGCTTCCGTTACGACGTGATCAGTTCCGCATACAGGACATACAGAGAATAGATCATATTTAAACTCGTTCTCCTTTGGTTCTACTGGCGCATGGAAAGTATCGGTCTTGCCTTTGTGACCACAAGCCAAACAAACAGAATCGCCGTCCATTCTCCGTTCTGTTGCTACACTTTCAGATACACACATAGGACATTTATTCATTGGTTATCCTCTATTCAAATCCTTTCTTTTTTGGTGCAGAGGCCGAGGAATAACGCGACAGTTAATTTCCAACCTTATGAGGTCAGCATAGCTAGAGCGACTAGTTTATGCTTGCTTATTAGCGTTCCAGAATCGTTAATGCAGCCTTCCTACATACTATCTGGCGTTTTCTCTTCGGTATTAACTAAGTGGGTGCTTGCGCGTACCTTATCAGACACCTCGACACATATATTTGTAGCAGGCAGGGATTTCCAGAAAAGCATATATGATGGTGTGGAATATCATATTAGCTAATCATTTCTGTCACTGCTACAGATACACATTACCACAGCACCTACACAACGTCAAGGCATGGCTGTTAGGTAAGACAAAAAAGTGGTTAGTTTAGGGATACCTTTTCATAGTCTTCTTTGAAACGGGTCGGGGCTATAGGGTATCGGTTACCATATTGGTCTGTGAGTACATAGTCGCCTTTATCTACTTTTGAGCGGCCTGTAAACATTTTTATATAATAGAATCTATCATCGCAGTTCAAGCAATCTTTTTCATCCCTTACGCACCTGAGGAATCCGCAGTGGCTAGACTCTTCCATGCCAGGTTTAAATAATACTGCGTCTACTACAATCGGTTTTCTTCTATATTTTGTCATTGTTGATCCTTTATTGTTGTTCACGGATTAGGGCAGAGATCGCGTCCTCGACAACACTACAGTGCCCGCCGAATATGTTATCTATTTTGCCCTTTTTGTTCAGCTTGTAGAGCGTGTCCATTAACTGTCTTATATCCATGCCCTCGCTCTTCATTAGGCCTTTAAATGATGTCTTTGCTCTTATTAAAATGTCAGCTCTATCCTCAACAGTAGCGTCCAACTCTTCTAACGGACTATCCGGCGAGTCTGAATCGCTATCATCAGCACCAAATACAAGGTCAAAACTAAACTCATCACTATCTGAACCGTCAAATAAACTTTGATGGTTCGTGCTTGCCGCTATTACTTTATTCATTTTATTATCCTGTTTTTTTATGTTTCTCTTCTTACAATTATAGAGATAGCATCGTTCATAACGCTTTCACGGCCCCCAACCTCTGCCAATAGCTGCCTATGTTCATCCCTGTCCATGTTATTTAATATGGCTATAATCTGCGTGATGCGGATTCTATGCGTCGCCATCATAACATTAAGTAGCCCTAACGCTTTATCGACAAGATCATTCCGTTCTCTAACACGTCCTTCATTTACTGCTATTACTTTTTTCATAATTCAACCACCTTTACTTAAAACGACGTATCTACAACGGTATGGATCTCACCGTTAATCACTACATCACCATAATTATCTGTTAGATCACCAAGATAGAGCGCCAATGTCTGCTGTAATATAATCCCACCATAAAAATGGTTGTAGAACATATTCACTGCGGCAGCCTGCACCGCATCAGAAGACGCAAGTATTCGTTCTATATCGTCTTCTCTCGGCTCCGTGTTCTGCGTGTAGCTAGCTATTGACTGCTGGGGGGTAGGCATTGCGCGGTCATATTTAGGCTGTGTACAAATCTGTTCTATCCCTGACGGCTTTAGAAGGTTAAATATCTATTGCCTTAAGTATTGATGTCTAAACACCTCTAATATAGGTCTATTATTATTCGCTATTATTTTATTCATAGAATACCCTCTTTAGCTAAACTATCCGTTTCATTTTCAATGATACTATGAAGATCTCTTATGGCTTTCTGTAGATATGCTTCTGGCGCTGCTGCTGCCATGAACCATATGCCTTCATCTTCACATTGGGAATCTACTTTACCCTGGATGAGTTTCAAGGCAGCTATTAACCTATCTTTTTCATTATCACTCATACAGCAATCCCTCCAACAATAAAACGCACGTTATAAATCTGGGATTTCCTCATATTCAAAGCGATACTTTCAAGCCTTGTTATGTACATAGGGTTTATATTGTCCGATACACGTAAATCCAGCCTGGTAATACTACCTCTAACTACCCCAGCCGCATCAGCAAAATCTCTTATCGCACCATTCACTTCGCTGCCTTTAACATTAAACTCGCGTGTGATCCCATTCGCGTTCATCGTCACCCCAATATTAGGTGACCCGCCTCCCATCCTAGCTCTTTGCATATAATTCATTGGTGGTACACTTTGCATTTAATCTTCTCCCTTTTCCATATTACTGATTTCCAAAATATCGAATATGGTTTCGATATTAATAATCGGCCCCGCTTCGTTTACGTGCTTGGGCAACAAGGCGTGTAATGTTGCTTTATTTTCGGGTGCCATAGGGTACGCTACACAATCGTAGCTAATACTATCCCTTTGCACTTTTAACGCACACACAAGCGTTGATTCGTCTTTTTCATAATAAACCGTTATTAAAAAATTAATGTATTCATTCATATTATTTCCTCGCTTTCTTTTTTTTTGGCAAATTCAACTAGATCTTCATTCCACGTATTCACAGATGGCTTATTTCCATCATTAAAACAATGGTTTGGCCTAATGTCAGCAAATGACCATGACTCTGCCCCCTCTATCCTAATCTGAAACATTGGCTTTTCTTTCGGCATTTCAGGATGATCAAAACTCAATAACAGCTTCTCTATTTTCTCCGCAATTTCCTTTTTTTGGTTTGAGCTAAACATAAAGCTATCCCCCTTTCTTTAGCGTCCGGTATTTTACGTGGCATCTAAAAAGCCTATCTAAGCTCATCCGATCAGAACCGTAATGTACCTCATCGAATAAATCGCTAATATCTGTCTCAAAATGTAATATATCGTTATTAAACCCATCTTCACCCCAACCCAGAAAATCCTGAATAGCCTTTTCGTTCCAGCCCCACATTTTTAAGTATTCAGCAGCAAACCCTAGCCACATATCAACTTTTGTACCGTCTTCTTCAACCGCCCAGTCAATCACCGTATCTAAAAAATCCATTTTTTCCTTTTTATCCATATTTCTAATCTCCTTTTTCCTCGTCCTCGAAATTATCGCAAAGCTTAGTCTTCCATACAGGATCGAATAAACTTGGATATATAAACCAGCCACTTAATATCCCGTGCTTATTGCCTGTCATGATGTAATCATAAATATCGAAACAAAAAACCAGCAAATTGCAGCCAAGAACCTTTTCACCTTAATTACTCCTTTGCCCAGTTCATTAATTTAACAAATTTTCTAAATCAATAGGCTTTCCGTTTAAGAGCCTATTAACCGTGGATTTGCTTACCCCTGATTGCTTAGATACATCACGAGGCCCTAGGTTATAAGCTTTTTTCACACCGCGTTTTCTATCCACCATATCTCTCAAATCATTAAGCATATCTTCTGTATTTAATTTTGCCATATTTACTATCCTTTTTCTGGTTCTTGGTCTTCAATTATAGGCATTTCTTTTCCTCTTGCAAGTGAAACTAATTTTAGATATGAAACTAAATATTTAGAGTTGTCGCCACGATTACGTAATGATACGCACCCATCTAAAAAATCGAACCACTCTTTATAGTCACCTATTTTTGTTTCCCAGTATGCATCTTCATTTCTTGAGAATGTTTTTAGATCTCCGCCATTTTTGTAGTCAATAAACGCTCTTATTAGATGCCTGCTTTTATCTGCGCAGCAAGTGAAACCCTCATGTTTTTCTATTATGTGTCTAACTTGATGTTCAAAGAAACTATAATCCATAAAGATGCTTTTAACTATTCCGTCATGTTGCAACAGATAACGCAATGAACTCTTTATAGGATGCATCACCATACAGTTGAAATCGCTAGGGCAATCAAACCATTCTATGTTTTTCTTGAAATGGTCTATTAATGGTTTGTGTTCTTCCACCATTTCCTTTTCAATTACACTGAAAATACCCAGCATTGTCTTCTTAATAGCTTCTTTAGTTACCTTACCCATTTCTTTCTTAGCCATTGTCACTCTCCTTTTATATCTTTATAAGCCCAAATTCTCTGGACTCTATAGATAGCCAGCAAGGTCTATTTATTCCGTCCTCTATCCTTTTAAGGAATCTAGCTATCTCTAGTCCACTATTAATTTTCTTGTCCCATATCCTTTTTATCTATAAAGCCGTGTTTAACTAATTCAGCGGCTAGCTGCTCTTTAGTAAGCTCTTGTTTCCCGCGTCCTGAGAATAATTTAATGATAACAAATAGTGCCATCATAAAACCAAAAACGACACCGCTACCAAAATACTTGTAGTTTATATACTGGCATCCAAGTATTAATGCGAAGGTATAGCTATCAGTTACTATGCTGCTAAATACTGTCTATCTAACAACCGTTATATGCTTATCTCCAACTTTAATCATCTTTAACATAATTCTTTCCTTTCTACCGTATAATCGTGGCAGGGCTTGCAAACAAACAAATCTACAGTGCTGTTTTTCAAAAACTTATCTCTCAGGAAGTTCACCTATCATTGATGGGAACAAGCCCTGCCTAGATTATACGCATAACTTATCCGGTCTGTGGCTGGTCGATGTCTTTATTTACATAATAAAAGACCATGTTATATATCTCTGCTAAATGATCCAAATTCAAACTGTCTAAACTATGTACTATCGTTTTCTTTAAGAACGTTTCTTGTCTGCTTTCCTTTACGAACTTAGTTTCATCCACGAACTTTTCTTCTTTGTTTCCCATATTGCTTTCCACCTCCGTTTATTGTTTCTATACATGGTCAATCCGAGCATGTCCTCTATTTGGTCTTTTGCCATACTGGGTACGATTTTCCAATCAGCATAACTCTTTGATATCCGTTTTCTATGTACTTCGATTCCATTTTAAAAGTATAAAAACATCCTGCGAGAATACACACTGCTATTGCCAAAATAAGAGTTAAAATCATGGCAAAGATGCATTTTTCATTATCCATTATCTGATACACATCCTTTCTTCTTATGTTTTACGACGTGATAACGTCTATTAATCAGCTCTATTTTGTTATGGTGGATCAGTGGGCCAAGATGCGTCCGTATCTGCTGGCATGTAAAGCCTGTCTTCTTAATTAACGTACTCATAATAGTACCGTTATCTTTTTCTTTTAATACATCAAGTATCGCATAATCTTCTTTTATTAACGGCTTATCTTCTGGCACAGTCCGCTTCTTTGTAGGTAAAGGCCTGTCTGTTTTGTTTAGTGATAATCGTAGCTTATCGTCATAGTTATGCTGCATCTTCTTTATTACGCTATCCATCTATTATGATTACTCCTTTAACTTACCCTTTAAAATTGCCATGCCTTTGCTTAATGATCTTGAACAAAATGAGCTGTCAGCTACAAATACATTACCACCCTCATCTTGCGAGAAACCATTAACTATAAACGTGTACCCTTTTTCACCCTTAAAAAAACTAAATGTCTTGCTCATATCAACCGCCTCCTTCTCTATTATAGTACCATTAATACTATACAACGTCAAGGCCTTGTGTCTGGAATAAACATATAGTTATATCGCTTGCCTGGGATGTCTGATTTCGTTCTTAACAGCTTAAATCCATCACGCTGTATCCGTTGATATAGGTTATGCCTGTTCGTGCCTACTGCGTTGCAGCCCCTTTCCACATTTTGATGCTTATTAATTGATATAAGTAACTCGCCTAACGTGCCTATCTTTCTCATCTTAAATCCTTTCTAATGGGATGTTGATATAGTCTGTCTTAATAACTATCTTCACCTGATTTGCGGATACAGGTTTACCAACATCAAAAACAATATGTTCAAACAGTACGTCTCCTAACGATACCAGCTTAGGTTCATTGCTAGCTATAAAACATTCCTTCTCATCGCCTAGCGGCTCATTATCACTACTTATTAAGCTAACGCTGCATCGTCTTAAAAGTATATCGTTCGGCCCTTTGTTCTCCATGTAAACATCAACCGCGACAAGTGTGTTATATAGGATAAGATGTTTAGTCTCTATATCTATGCGTGCCTCTTGCTGCCTTAACATTGGTAAACAACCACTCATCAACAAAGCCAACCCAAAAAACATCAATAATTTATATCTCATCACGCACCTCCTTTAATTAAGCTATAAGCTGCTCAACCAATAATATTTGGTCAACTAGACTTCGACATTCTTGCTCAACGTACTCTTTTGATCTTACTATCCCATAATCGAGACTATTAAGTGGGTTTTCTTTCCCGAAATACAGCCTTAAAGCATCTTGATCTGTTGCATCACCTGAGTGCGCACAATCAAAGCCCCACCACCAGCCATTCCGTTTAGGATATCCATTAGCTTCCGCTGAAAAGGTTATCCCGCCATGCACATCGAAAACGATGCTAGGGCTAGCACTTTTCCCATCCCAGCAAAGAACAGAAATAACACCTCTTTTCCCAACCTTCTGCTTTTCAAGCCATTTAAATATCTTTTTTGAGGATTCAGTACCTAAATTATCAGAAAATCCCATCCCATTAAAAACACTTTTTTTAGGTATTTTCACATATCCACATCTATGGCCAATACCTAAGAACATAACAACGCATTCCATTCCTTTATACGTAAACATTGATTCTCTTTTCTCCAACTTTTATCGCTCCTTTCAGCTAAACCAATTACTTTTCATTTCAAACTTAATAAAAAACTTGAAATCTAGTCTATACATCCCATTTGCTAATAAATCGCCCCTTTCTTTTATGTAAAGCCCGCAAATATATTGTAAATCTTTATTTGTTGCGGCCCAGTGTTCGCTACCTGTCTCTGAGATATAATTACGTTCTTTCTTCTTTATCTCTCGCAATATTCTTAAGCTTGCATCGTCTTGTATCTGCTCTTTTTCGTGGTCAAGGTAACTGTCAAAGGCCTCTTTATCTGCGGCTTTACCAGTATCTTTAGCAAAAGATTTTATGCCGTTTATAAGCCCGCCCATCCTTTTTTCGTGCATCTCGTATGCCATATCGCTTATTCCGTTTATTGTCTTTTTGTCCATATCAACCGCCCCCAATTTAATATTCTGATGCTAGCATTATCGTTAGTACGCGTCGTGTTATTCTTTGGTCTGCCGGATCTTCAGATCTCCACTCATAGTTCGTGTCATAATAATCGATCTTCCAAAAAGCTTTTGTTCCGTTGTGTGTTACGGCCCCAAAATCATGTTCTTTGTGCGGGTCATTGTCTTTATAAAAAACTTTAAACTCTCTTATCTTGGTTATTAGCTCCTCTCTGGTCTTTGATTCAAGGTTTCCAATCCCTTCTGTAAGCATTACTTTACCTGTAATAAAAGTTGTTCTTAATAAATCGTTTAGTTTACGTATCTCTTTAGTGTTTTTAGTCATAGTCATGCTCCTATATAATTTGTTTTTATTTATCCGCTGTTATTTCCACTTCGTAAAAGTCGCTGCCTGTCTCAATCTCTTTCATCCTTACGTTCTTATGGCTGTTTACAAATTCCGCTATATCTTTAATCGGCGCCCGTTCTTTCCAGTCCCATGTAAATGTCTCAGTTGTTTTGGCTCGCTTAGGTGTTATTGTCATTGTTATCATTTCAACCACTCCTTTTGTTACTGTATGTATATATAATACCATATATACTATATTATGTCAAGTATTATTTTTATGGGGTTTATGTGAAAATAGATAATATGCTAATTAAACCAAGCAAAAAGATCCAAACGCTGTTATACCCATACCAAAAAAGGTTTATTAACGATGATTCACGGCTAAGGCTATGGCTTAAGGGGCGGCAGATAGGCGGGTCATACACGTTAGGCTATGATGCAACACTTAACGCATTAAAAGGCAAAAAGACAGTGTTTATGTCTACGTCGTTACGTGGTGCCAGGCGATTGATTAGATACGTTAAAATTGCTAAATATGTTATGGAACAGATCCAGGGTATTAAGTTCCCGCTAACATTAGATAATAAGGATGAGATAGAGTTTGCCAGGCTTGGCCCTGACTTGGGTGGCGGCCAAATAATATCTATAGCTAATAACCCTGAAACAGCAGTAGGTGAATCAGGTAACTTAGTAATAGATGAAGCGTCCAGGTTCCGAAACACAGATGAAATACTGGATGCTGTAATACCGTTCATATCAAGAGGCTACAACTTCACATTAGTATCCACGCCCTATGGTAAGCAAGGCATGTTCTGGGGTTACTATTCCAAGATAAAAGATGCCATAGATACCGGACAGCCTACTAACTGGTCACTCCATACAACAGATATCTACACAGCGATAAAAGAGGGCTGCCCTATAGATATAGAATTCATCAAAGAGGAAATGGACGATATATCGTTTACCCAGAATTATATGTGTCAATTTGTTGACGATTTACTGTCTTTCTTTTCTTACGAATTAATTCTTGATACAATAGATTATGAACTAGACGATTATTCTTTTGATAGAATAAAACACTTTAACGGCCTCAAAATAGTAGGCTATGACCCCGCCAAGATGGTTGATTCCGGTGTCTTCTCCGTGCTGGGTAGATGCCCAAAAACTGGCAAAATCAAGGTGCTTCACCTAAAAGAATTCAAGAAAACAGATTATACAGAACAGATGGCATATGCAATAAACCTATGTAAAAGCTGTCGTATAGCTAAGTTGTACATCGATTCGACAGGTGTAGGTGTCCCGATCTTCGAGCTACTTAGAAAGAGTTTAGGCTCGATTGTTGAAGGGATTACATATACTAATTCCGTTAAAGAACAGTTGATTATGGATCTTAAGCTTTACCTTGAAAAAAGGGATCTTATAATCCCTGAAAATACTATATTGATGGATCAGTTACATTCGATACAAAGAGAAGTTACTGCTGCGGGTAATGTACGTTACAAGCACGAAGAAGGGAAACACGATGACTATGTTTTCTCTATTTGCAACGCCTTATCCGGCTTCGCTAAAAGTAAAACGATTGACCTGCAAAAAATCAAAATCGATAGGCCTCGAACATTTGATAACTTGCTATAAAGGACACACACATGGCTGAAAAAGAAAATAAACCTAAGACTATAAGACCCCCTAAAAACGTTTCGGAACCGCAAGCCGTTGTAAAAACATCATATAGTATCCAATCCCAATGGGCACCTTGGAACCCTGATGACGTAATCGTAAAGAAAGGCTCGTTTAAAGAATACGATTCGATGTTCAATGATTATCAGGTTAAAGCGTTAGTTGACCTCCGTAAAATGCTTATCTTCTCTACAGGCTGGGATATAGATTTGCCTGTTGATGGTGAAGGCAATCCAATAGAAGAAGCTAAAGAGATAGCCGAGTTCGTTGACTCTGCGTTACGAGACGACTTAGATAGTGATTTCGTCTCCTATATGAAGGATTTCTCGTTAGCGATGGAGTTCGGGTTCTCAGTAAATGAAACAATATATAAATTCAAAGAAGCCACAAACCAAATAGTCATAGATCGGTTCCAACAGATCCCTAACGATTCCATCCAATTTGAGACAGATGAATATGGCGTTCTAAAACCTGACGGATTTAAGCAGTTCACCGATAGAGGCACTATATTATTAAATATAAAAAAGTTTGTTGTGTGGTCTTGGAACCCAAGGGAAGGCAACTATTATGGCACGCCAGATCTCAGGGCTTGTTATAACCCGTGGTTCATTAAGACTCAAATCCAGAAATACTGGGCTATGTTCTTAGAGCGATATGGGTTCCCATTACTGATTGGCAGATATAACCCTGAGATAGAACGTAACCAAACAGATGATTTACAGGCCGTGTTAAAAGACCTACAGGCCGCCGCAGTAGCTATTATCCCTGAAGATGTGACTATTGAGTTAATGGAACCCAAATCAGGGAAAGTTAGTGCAGACGCGTTTAAGTTAGCTATAGATAAATTAGATGAACAGATATCGCGTGCGTTACGGATACCGACCCTAATGGGCTTCACCTCAGCAGGCTCATCTGGTGGGAGTTTCGCGTTAGGGAAACAGCAAGGCGATATACTTGAGCTTACACTTAACAGCTACAGAAAAACGATAGAAGAGCTTGTTAATAGCCAAGTCATTAAACGGTTAGTCGATATCAACTTCCCGAACGTGGAAAAATACCCTAAATTTAAGTTCAAAGATTTAGTTGAAGAAGACGCACTAGAAAAAGCCAAACTATTTACTGACCTACTAAAAACGAAATCGTTTCTGCCAACACTAGAAGACGTGAACCATTTAAGAGAAGTTTTAGGGTTCTCACCTACAGAAGAAGACACTATATTACAGCCAAAAGAAGAAGCGCCTGAAGGTTCTGCGCCTAACCAAGAGGCACCTGTTAAACCTAACCCAGAAAAAGATGCACCGGAACCAGAAAAGAAGTTGAACCCTGAACTAGAAGACGAAAAGAAACAGGCGGAACAGTTCGCCGAACAATACAAAGGGCAAGACCTACATTTCATTGAAAAGAATATTAACTTCCAACGGATAGACACAGAATTCAATGAGAAGACCGCGATAGCTACAGGCCGGATATCCGCGTTAATAAAGAAGATAGAGAAATCTATAATCGATGACCTAAAAAAGGATCTTCCATTAGAGAACCATGATTTAGATTATATTAATAATATCAAGGTGCCTTATATAGGTAATATCCAAACCCAATATGAACGCCTATTCGCATCTATGTCTAATATGGGGCTGCGTGACGTTAAGCAAGAGATAAAGTCGCAAACCCCTAAAAGCTTTTATTTGACGGGTGATATGGGCGCTAAAGAAGCGAAGAGCTTTTTAGTCGCGTTTGGTGAAACTAAAGCGTTTCAGTTAGCGGGCGATCTAAAATCACGGATAGAGCGTGATACTGGTATCGTTTTAACTGAGGGTTTCAGGAACGGCAACACAACGAAAGAGATCATAAGTGATATCGAACAGGTATTTAGTCCGTATGTAGAAGGTGCGGTTATTCCTACCGAGGTCATTGAGCCATATAGATTAGATAATATTGTTAGAACAAACGCAAACACGTTTTATAACGAGGCTAGGTTAGTCGGAATGAAAGACGCTATTAAAACAGGGATAGTAACCCACATGGAATTCATAGCAACGCTTGATAATAGGACATCCGATATATGTAATGAGCTACATGGCACCATCGTATCCGCAGAAGATGGGGCTGCACTATCAACAATAACCCCACCACGGCATTTTAATTCTGTTTTAAAAGGCAGCCTAATAAGAACCGATAAAGGCGAAGTCCCTATTGAAAACATAAAAATAGGGGATATGGTGCAAACACATAAGCAGCGATTCCGTAGAGTTTATGACGTGATGGATAAATTTGAAGATAAATATTATTTCATCATTAGGACGGATTGCGGTCATATATTGAAAATAACAGAAGAACATCCTGTATTAACTGAACGCGGATGGATACCTGTAGGGGAATTAAAATTAATAGATGATTTAATAGAGATAGGCCCAGGAGACCCAGGATGGGAGTGCGGTGTAAGGATGCGTGCAATAAATATAGCCATGACCACAAAAGATGATAAATTATACAATTTAGCAGTAGAAGAAGACGAAAGCTATATTTGTGAAAGTATCGCTGTTCATAACTGTCGCAGCCTATTATCGCCTGTGACTAAGTTCCAGCAAGACGAAATGCAGTCAGGCATCGAGGATGGCACATTGAAGTCAGGGTTAAAAAAACCTGATGCGTGGTATGACGGCTTTAATCCAAAGAAAAAAAAGCAAAGTGTGTGATTGGCTGCTATTTATATGATATTATTAAAATAGTAAATGATGATGTTGCGAAACATAGCAACTATTAGGACAAATTTCCTTAATATTCCAAAACAAACAATGATGACATGACGATGGACGGCTTTATATAAGCACGTCTTCACTTTAGACATAGGAGGTAAATATGCCAGCACCAAAACAAATATTAAGTCCAAAGTTGACGACTATCAATGCATATACAGCGACAAATGAATTTCTGTATACAAACATAGCAGCAACAGTGAAATTGAGCGCGGCAAAATTGACGTGTACAGGCGCGGCGACATTCAAAGGGAACGTATCAATAACAGGCGCATTATCTTGTGCAGGTGTAGCGGAGTTCAGCTCCACAGTAGCCATAGCGGGCGCATTGACATTAGGCGGTGCTGTGACTGGTTCTGGTAATTTCTCTATTGGATTAGAAGCAGACCCAGATACACATACCGGATCATCAAAGGGTACGGCAGGCCAGCTCATTGTTCCTACCGCAGGCGACTTTTTATATGTCGGCTTTGCAGCTAACAGTTGGACGCGAGTAGCTTTAACACAAGCAACAGCTTTTACACCATAAATGGAGGTGAATTAATATGGGACTTAAACGACAAAGGTTCAGTTCAAAACAATTAAGAGTGGCAGGTATTACGACTACTGATCAATATTCAGTTGCTAATTTAACTGCATCTACTAAAGTCGATACAGCAGGTTTAACAGTAACGGGCGTAGCTGAATTTAGTTCAACTGTATCTATAAAAGGGCCGCTTTCTTGTTCCGGCGCAGCAGAATTCAGTTCTACAGTAGCTATAGCGGGCGCATTGACATTAGGCGGTGCCGTAACAGGCGCGGGTAGTTTCTCTATCGGATTAGAGGCCGACCCAGATACACATACTGGCTCATCAAAGGGCACGCCAGGCCAGCTCATTATCCCTACCGCAGGTGACTTTTTGTATGTTTGTTATGCAGCTAAAAATTGGTCACGAGTAGCCTTAACACAAGCAACAGCTTTTATATAAAATAGAAAAGGAGGTATTACATGCCAGCTCCAAAAATGATTTTTACACCAAATAGGCTAAGAACAGCCAATTTCACATCAAACGATGATGTTACTATAGCGAATGTATCAACGACAAAGTTGAATGTAGCTAAATTAACATGCACAGGTGCGGGCGAGTTCAGTTCTACCGTGACAGTGCTTGGCACTTTATCTTGTGTTGGCGCAGCGGAGTTCAGTTCAACCGTATCAATAGCGGGCGCACTATCATTGAAGGGTGCTGTTGCAGGTGCGGGTAGTTTTTCTATTGGCATCCAGGCACCGCCAACAACCTATACTAGTTCAGGGATGGGTACACCAGGCCAAATAATCATCCCTACCGCAGGTGACTTTCTGTATACATGTTATGCAGCAGGTGAATGGCAAAGGGTCGCGTTATCGCATACCACTGCGTTTGCATAATAGTTTGATATGCAAACAGCTATGAAGTAAAATTAATGGTAAAGACCGAAAAAAAAGGAGAAACGAAATGAATGGACAAATGAGAAACGATGCGAACGAAATCAACCCGATAGCAATGGTCAATGATTTGCAAATTAAGTTAAATGACGGATTGAAGATGGTGAAAGATGTTATGGTAATGATGATTAATCAACAACAACAGCAACATCAATCAGCTAAACAAGCTTCACCTTCTATCACTAAAGACAAATTTGTAGAACATGACGTATTGCCTCCAACAACAAAATAAATAGGAGGGTAACATGTGGACACAAACGACAGCCTTGAATGCAGCAGATACAGCATCAGGGTGGATTAGCACGAGAGAGAATGTAAACCCATTCAAATTGACTGTGGCTGCACAGTTGACTACAGGCTCAACGAATACTTATACAGTACAATATACGTTAGCTCGCGACTTAACTGACGTGACATTATCTTATGCTGCAAAGCCTGTGGATTTAGTATGGGATATACCGAGCTTAACTAATCAACTTACATCTGCGATTGCAGTTATAGATTTCCCTGTTACAGGTGTTAGAGTAAAGACAAGCAATGGTTATACTACAGGCCCAGTATCTATAATCGTTATGCAGACAGGCACAAAATAAGCTATGGGACGACGTGGCCCAGATTCAGGATTACAAAGACAAGCGGTGTGGGGTGTTGATACTAACGCCGCGTATTATCCGTTACATCTAGCCCAGTCAGGCACCGCAGTTAATGTTAATCTGCACGGCCAACCATTAGAGGTATTTGGTTCTGTTAGCGCAATAGCTTATGGCGTGGATACTAATGGCGCTTATTACGCTATCCCGTTAGCTCAGTCTGGAACAGAAGTTAATGTGAATTTGCAATCTTCGCGGCAGTTAACACGTCGTGAGATGGGCAGGTTCACTATCGGGCCTGACCCCACAGAGCTGGCTATCATATTAGGCTCTATTTCTTCCTTAATTCTCAAAGCGGATATAAATAATACTATGACTGCGTATATAGGTTCTACATCTGCATCTGCATCTGATTGGCCATTATTTGCGGGTGATAGTGTTTCATTTGATTTTGATGGTAACGCTACGAGCTTTTATGGGTTCGCGTCTAGCACTAATTATATCCATTATATCGCGATAGGTTAATATGAAAATAATCGAAACAACTAAAAACGCTAAAGGATTAATTTATCAAGATGACGGTGATCGTTACACGTTAGATAGGCACACCGTTAATGATGCCTTAGATAAGCTTGGCGATAGATTCTATAATATGAAAGATCCTACAGGGTTTGTTAATAGGACAGACAGCACATTATCTTGGTCTGACAGTTTACCTGATTATACACTTACGATAACCCCTGCTGTTACCCAATTCCAATTCTACCAACTAGGTAAGCTATACACAAAAACAGCGGCAGAAACACACCAAATAGCTAATACTGAAGGGATGCATTATATCTATTATGATTTAGGTGTTTTAACAAGTGGCGCAAACCCATCAGACGGCACAGTTTTAAGTATAATAAAGACGAAGGTACTGGTTTCTATCTTGTATTGGGATGCGGCAAACGGTGTTAGTGTTTATGTTGGTGATGAACGGCATGGCATTAGTATGGACGGCAACACGCACGCATATCTACATTTTACTAGAGGGCTACAATATCTGTCTGGGCTGGCATTAGGTGATTTCAGTATAGCAGGTGGCGCTCCAGCGAGTGCGGCGGATGCACAATTCAGTGTTGAGGCTGGTACTGTAGCAGATGAGGATATAGACGATAATATTGTGGCGGTGGTTAGCACGGCAGGCTTAAATATATACTACAGAGACGGCGCGTCAGGTAATTGGCGCAAGACAACACAGGCAGGGTTTTCTGTTAAAGCGTTCGCGACAGGTGATAATAGATTAGCATGGAATGAGCTAACAGGCGGCGCATGGCAACTAACAGAAGTATCTAGTAACGACTTTGTTTTATGTCATGTTTTTGCTACTACAGAGAAAGATGCGCCTATGATAGCGATAATAGGCCAAGCCGAATATGGGAATGCAAGAAAGGCCAGGCAGGGCGCAACAACAGAAATAAGTAATCTATTATTAGGTAATTTACCCGCCCCTGAAATCACACCGATAGCTAGCATAATCTTTCAAACTAAAACAACGTGGACAAATAACGCGGTTAAAGCGAAAGTCGTTGTAACTGATGAAGGCGACAATTACGTTGATTGGCGTACAACAGAGATACAAAGAGGCACAGCAGCATCAGATCATGGGTCATTGGCCGGATTAGGTGATGATGACCATCCTCAGTTCGCGTTATTAGCTGGACGATCTGGCGGACAAACATTAATCGGTGGCACGGCAGCAACAGAAAATCTTACGTTGCAATCCACATCAGATGCCTCAAAAGGCGAAGTTATCTTAGATGATGATGCGCAAGTCAATGGGACATTAGAGGTTATTGGCAATGTAATATCCCAGGGCACAGATTGGACTATCCGAGCGACCACAATTGATAATAACTGGAACGCTATAGCGTATGGGAACGGGCTATTTGCTTCTATTGCAGCTAGCGGGACTAACGATAGAGTAATGACATCGCCTGATGGTGTTACTTGGACGATACGAACTTCGCCAGCCGATTATAGCTGGAGTTCTATAACTTATGGGAACGGGCTATTTGTCGCGGTGTCTGTTACTGGCACAACTGATAGAGTGATGACCTCACCTGATGGTGTTACTTGGACGCTGGGAACAACCCCTACAAACTATGGCTGGCGTTCTATAACGTATGGCAACGGTCTATTTGTCTCAGTTGCATCTAGCGGAACTAACGATAGAGTGATGACATCACCTGATGGACTCACTTGGACTATACGCACAACGCCCGCCGATAATAACTGGCGCGGTGTAACGTATGGCAATGGGCTATTTGTTGCGGTTGCAACTAGCGGAACTAACGATAGAGTGATGACCTCACCGGACGGTGTTACTTGGACGATAAGGGCAACGCCAGCCGATAATAGCTGGAGTTCTATAACTTATGGGAACGGGCTATTTGTCGCGGTGTCTGTTACTGGCACTAACGATAGAGTGATGACCTCACCTGATGGTGTTACTTGGACGATAAGGGCAACGCCCACCGATAATAACTGGCGCGGTGTAACGTATGGCAATGGGCTATTTGTTGCGGTTGCAACTAGCGGAACTAACGATAGGGTAATGACCTCACCTGATGGCATTAACTGGACTATTAGGACAACGCCCGCCGATAATAGCTGGCGTGGTGTAGTATATGGGAACGGCATATTTGCCGTCGTTTCGGTTAGCGGAACTAATGACAGGGCAATGACATCAGGGATTACTGAATTTGGACATATCCAAAGAGAAGATATATTTCAAAGTGGGTTGATTGTAAGTGGTGATGTCGGGTTAGGCTTACAAAGCCCAGCCGTGCAGCTACACAACTATAATGGCGAGGCGCGTGGGGTCACGACTATAGCCACGGCCACATATAGCTCATTAATCACAGATAGATCGTTATGTGTAACCCGAACAGCGACAACGGCTGTCGCTATAGACCTCGAATCAGATGCCGCACTAATAAATGGCTATGTCATTGATATCATCGATGAAAGTGGTAACGCAGGCACTAAAAATATAGGCCTTACAACAGAAGGCTCAGAAACAATAAATGGTGCAGCGAATGATGCAATAACTACAAATTATGGTGCTAAGCGGCTACTCGCGAATAATGGTAATTGGCTTATTCTTAGTGAGAAATAATATCTTTGATTGTATTCTTAACGTGATTAATTGTGATAAGATAATAGTAGCCAGGTATAAAAAGGATAGCAATGAAATTAGTTACTGATGCTTTTGATATGTTTATCCGTGCTGTGATGCGGCATACAGTGGATTTCAACCCACGCACATTACGCTACACGTACGTTCATATCAATAAGGGCGTTACGGCGATGCTCGGCCAATTAGAAGGCAGCAACGAAACGACACTCCATTCCATTCTATTCGATAAATCGATGTATTCGTTTGCTACAGCAAAGAAATGGCTTTTAGATAATAAAGGCGAGTTCTGGGATCAGCAAGATATAAAGTTTTCTCAGGACGATGTTGTCACAGACACAATAATCCACCGTTTGAACCACGTTAAATATGACCTTATTAAAACGTTTACAGATACACAGATAATAAACCTTTCAGAACGATTAAATATCCTATATCAAGCATCGGATAGATGTTTCATGAGTAAAGAGCCGTTACTAACTGCGTTTTCAAAGATTAAGAGAGAGCTAACCCAAAGGAAAATCAGCCTTGATGATTGTAAGATAACTGAGGCTCCGCCGCTTAACGGCCTTAATCTGGGTGTGCCTAACCCAAATAATAGTTATCTTAATCTTAACTTTAAACAGACAGGCGATATTGATCTTGTATGGGACTTCAATAAAGGTATCCCGCTCCCTGAGTCCAGTGTAGATATAATCAAAACAAACGATTTCCTTGAGCATATATATAACAATAACAGGATGTTTATTATGGAAGAGATATACAGGGTACTAAAGCCGTCTGGCGAGTTATGGTTAAAGGTACTTGCGACGGGACATCCTAGCTGTCTATCTAACATCTTCTATTCTTCGTTATGGACAGAGGATATATTCAAGCAGTTCGCAGGCCAGATAAAGAACAGCTATTATGATATCAAATCAAAATACGACATTTTAGAGTTAAAAACATATAACAAAGATGATAAGAACCCTTTAATTGTTGGTATTATGCGAGCATCCAAATAAGAAATATTTATATATGTTCGATGATGTTGATAGCATAAGTGCGAGTTACAAAAAAAAGAAAGATAAAAAAAAGAAAGATTATGATTTGAGAAGAAAGAGTCGTCATAAGAAACAGAGGAAAAGAATAACCTCTTGTAGAAAGATAAATCGAGCCGAGGGGTATGAAAGGGAAAAAACATGCCAACGTATGACAATAACGATTACTATAGATTAAGTTTTACATCTAAAAAGAAGAAGAAAAACGAGAAGCGATATTTGAACGGCAAGAAACGCAAGAAAAATAAAAGGGAGGCCGATAGCCAGGTATATAACCCTATAACGTCCGAATGGTTTGTCTGCGCAGCAACTTATGATTATTCGGAGCGATATGATGTCGCGGCTTTATGTTGTAACTGTTTGAAGTCGAATAACTACAGTATAGAAAAAGGAACACTTATCCGTGAAAATGATTGTTATTATTGTGGATGTAACTCGTTGATACCTGAACCGAAAAAGAAAAAACGGTTCTTAGGGATATGGTAAACAAATGGAAATATTAACTAAAGATTATATAGCTATCGTTGGTGGCCCATTAGACAACAGCGGCAAAGACCATTTCGTTAAGGTCAACGTTATGGCCAAAGAACCTGACCAAATAATCGAAGATAAATTAATAAGCTTATTCGGCGGGAACGTTATAAAAATTGTTTATGGTGACCTCGACACGAAGAAACCGTTTATCCCGATTTATGATCTCGCACTTATAGACGCAGATCAGGAAACACCCAACATCATTACCTATAATTATGTTATGACAAAAGATAAAAAGGTGATTGTTCGTGGTAAACGTGACGAGCAGTTAGCGGAACTATTAAAAGAAGATGAAGAGACTAAGGTCATATTCTCAAAGAAAAGGAACAAAAAACATATCCCGCTGTATCATCTGGGCCTATTACAAAAGAACAAATTCTGTGTTTCTAATAAGGTGCCTATAGTTATCGGGAAGCATACAGATAAAGATAATATCTATTTGTCGTATCGCACAAAGAAAAAGGTGGATGCGGTCTATCATTATCATTGGTACAATTTAACTAAAGAAGAGTCTAAGCTATCAGATATCGAGCTATGGAAAAAAGGCCAAAATGATATGCACATAGATTTCAGGGTAGGGACAAGCGATAGCGATAAACTTTTACGTGTATTAATTAATATAGATAAAAGTGAGTCAGGCTATAAAGATAACATCATAGATTATGCGCAGGCGAATAAGGTTATCTGTGAAATGAAAGACCTTGAAGATAAATCGCTGCTTAATCTTGAAGGCGTTATAAAGCCAGGCGCACATGGCTCATCAAAGGATAGCTATGCCCGTTATGTCATACTGGATAAACCTCGTATCAAATACGGATATCAGACATTCGGTTTCCATGAATATTTCATCGAATCAGATATTATGAGTGCAGGCCGATGGCTATTTATAACTAACCCCAAACAAAAGACGTTTATGATTAGACCCAAAAACCAGAAACAGTTCATGTCCAATATGAAGTTCGATACGTATTATATCGATACTTTAATAGAAGAAAACTTACTTTAGATTAGCTTTTTTTATTCTCATAATACTTTACAGTATAAAAAATAGTTAAATGCAGATCCGCTTCCCAAAAATTAGACACGTTGTCTGCGTTTCTGTCGCATGAGACATCAATGACCTCAACCTCTTCAATAAATTTATTCACACGGTCTGTAAAGGCCTTAAGATGCCCTTGAGCATTATGCAACCCAACTGAACAAAAATTAAACACTTTGAATTTTATTACTTTTTCCATTTTATCGTCTCCTTGTTTTTAACAATTCATTATAATCATGCTCAGTCATTCCAACCCAATTTAATCCTAACGATGCCCAATGTGATGGGCGTTTATACCTAACAAAAACTAATCCATCCTCTTTTTTTATGTCTACAACATCGGCCATAATCCCATCAGGGCTTCTTAAGCTATAAACCTTTATTTTATTTAACACCTAATAAGTCGCCACAAACACTTCTTCCTTCTACTCTGAATATTGCCTTGTCTTTGTTGTCTTCACAGTAGTTACCAGCAAACCATTTTTTACCTTTAATTTTTCTTACTACTAAGTCGGTGTATTTTAACCCTATTTCCACTATTTCGTATTCTTTGTTTTCTATTTTTATTGTTTTCATCTTAACCACTCCTTTTGTTACTGTATGTATATATAATACCATGTATACTATATTATGTCAAGGATTAGTTTGTATAGGTGTAGCATAATATTGTCTATAACTGAAAATATGCCTATAATAGAAATAGATAAAGACAAAAAACTTGTCTGAACTACACGGTTCCTGGAAACCAAACTTTAATTCCAGCAAAAAATATCCCAAAACATAAACGAAAATATATAGGAGGTGAGTATCACCGTGAAAGTTGAAGAACTCTTATCTGATTTCTCAGACGATAACGAAGACGTTGAACCTATTGTCGCAGCTAAAGATACAGAAAAAAAAGCTGATGCAATAGAAACAAAAGATGATACTGAATTATACAAAATTGAGGATGTAGATATTTTCTACACAGGTGTCCACAATGGTGATGAGTACACATTAAAGGATCTTCAAGAGCTAGAAGCTAATTTCAAAAAGTTGAAAAAAGAGAATCCTGATTTCGCGTTACCTATTAAAATCGGGCATAAGCCTGCATTTGGTGATGGCGCACCCGCTGCTGGATGGATGGATAACGTACGATTAAACGGCAATAGGCTTGTCGCTGATTTAGTTGATCTACCACAAACGATATTTAAACTAATTAAAACTAAAGGCTTCAAAAACAGGTCAATAGAATTAATTACAAATTTCAGGGACGCAGCAGGCAAGAATATTGGTAAAGTCTTGAAAGCTATCGCGCTTTTAGGTGAGACAATGCCAGCCGTAAACCTTCGCGACGCAGGTAAGTTCTTGCACGGCGAAGCTTTTGCAGGCGATCAAGAATCTGTTTTTATTGACTTCTCTGATGTAGAGCCTGTTAAGGAACCAGAAAAGGTAGAAGAAGCAGTTGTTGATCCAGTGCCGACAGTTGAGGCACCCGCACCGGAAAAGGTAGAAGAACCAAAAGACTTGTCTAAAGAAAACAAAACAGAAGAGGAGGCCACCACAATGGACGTGCCAGAAAATGTCAAAGAAATGCTTAAAAAAGCGATGAAAGACCCAGACAAATTAATTAGTTTGTTTGCGGAAACTGAAAAGAAACAGGCCGAACTTGATGCTGAACTACAAAAAATCGAGATGGGCAAGAAAGAGACTCATTTAAATGCGCTTAAAGCGTTCACTGTTAGCATGATCGAAAAAGATAAGATCATCCCAGCAGAAGCTGATTTCATAGAAGTTATCCTTGCGAACCTTGATAATGAGACCAAGGTAGAGGTATTCAATTCAGAGTTTGAAGTTAGACGTGAAGACACTGTTCTAAACTTATTCAAAAACTTTCTTACTAATTTGCCCGATAGAGGGCTGCTCAAGAAAAGTGCGCATAATATGAGTGCTAGTTCAGTTCAAGAACGATTCGAGAAATTTGCCGAAGAAAAGTCTGGCAAAACATACGCTCAAATCGGACAGGTAGACTATAAAGACTTATTGGCTAGGTTTAAAAAAATCGATCCACGTTTGATGGACGAAACAAAATAGAGGAGGTGTTGAAAAATGGGTAATGCACCTATTCTTCAGGGTTCAAGATTTGTTTTGAACTGTATTGCAAATACCGACCTATCCGCTTTTCAGTGGAAGGGCGTTTCTATCGTTGATAGTTTCACCATAGAAGCCCCACATAGTTCCACTATTGGATTAACTGGAATGGCAGGCATTTTAGAAACAGCACCATCCCAGGCAGGCGAGACTTGTCGCGTCTGTATTTTTGGTGTTACTAAATGTGTGGCTGGTTCTGTGGCAATAAACCACGGTGAGCCATTCGTATTGTCTGCGCATAATACAAGTACTGGTCAGATGCATCACGTATCTAGCACCACTACTTATGCTGCGTCGGCTGGGTTTTATTGGGTTGCGGGTTATGCAATGGAAACAACATCGGACAGTCAAGTATCTGATGTATTCCTAAATCCGCATCGAGTTCAAATTTAATGAAGGGAGGCGATAGCTAATGGCACTTACACCAATATTAGATGGAAATAGGATATTGTTGAATTGCACCGCGAATACTGACCTTTCTTCATACCAGTGGAAGGGCGTGACTATTCTTGATAGCTTCACTGCCGTGGCACCGCATACGGGCACGGATGGGCTAACTGGAATGGCAGGCATCTTAGAGAACGCGCCGTCACAAGCTGGCGACGATGCTCGTGTTTGTATTTTCGGGATTACAAAATGTGTCGCTGATACGACAACTATGGCTGGAGGAGATCCGTTTCTATTAGCGGTTAACAACACCAACCCAGGCACACTTCAACAGGTGGATAGCTCGGCAACGTATCAGGCATCACAAGGAATTTATTGGGTTTCTGGTTACTGTTTAGATGATTCTACTGCGGAAAGCCAAATAATTAGCGTCTTTATGTGTCCACATACTGACCGCGTTTAGGAAAGGAGGATAATAATGGGAAATGCACCGATTTTAGAAGGGAAAAGCACAGTTATTAACTGCACTGCAAACACTGACCTTTCGGCGTATCTTTGGAAAGGTGTTCAAATCACAGGAAGTTTTACTGTAAAGGCACCGTTTTCGGGCACGGACGGATTGACAGGTTTAGCGGGCATCCTAGAAACAGCTCCTTCCCAAGCGGGCGAACAATGTAGGGTGTGTATTTTCGGCGTTACGAAAGGGGTCGTTGATTCGACTTCTTTATATGCTGGCGAACCGTTTTGCATGGCCGTCAACAACGCGAACCCAGGGCTCTTGGAACCTGTATCAAGTTGTGCGACGTTTGCCGCTTCAGTAGGCGTTTATTGGGTTTCTGGCTATACGCTAGAAGCAGGCGTAGAAAGCCAAGTTGTTAATGTTTTTCTACGGCCTTATTCAACATTAGTTTAAAGATTTGAAAGGAGTTAAATAATGGATACAAGACATGTGCCAAAGGCACTGGAAGACTTATCAATCAAAACTTTGCAAGATCCTAGCTCATACAAGATTGCATCTGCACTTGCACCTATCAAACGGGTAGGGAAAATTTCAGACCAATATTATGTATATGACGTGGCTTCTCAGTTTAGAACAGTTAACGATATTAGAGCGAATAAAACTGCTGCTAATATTTTGGAGGCAACGCCACTTACTACTGGAACATTTGTACTTAAACGCCATTCGTTAAGACAACCTGTTACAGAGCAAGACCGAATGGGTTCTGACCCTGCGGTTAACCCTGACGAAGATGCTGTTGAAGAACTTTCGTTAGCTATCGCTCGTCAAAGAGAAATAGAAGCAGCCAAAGTATTTTTAACTCATACTACGTTTAGTGTGAATCATGCACATTTGAGTTCTAACGCGTGGGATAAAGACACTGCAACATCTGCACCTATCGACGATTCCGACACTGCTCGAAATAATATCCTTAAATATTCTGGACAGCGTGTTAATGGTTTGATGATGGGCGAAGAAACGTTCAACGTTTTAAAAGACCATGCTGATATATTGGATCGCGTAAAATGGTCTGAAAGAGGCATTATCACAACTGATATTCTCGCATCTGTTATGGACGTGAAAAAGGTTGATGTTACTGATGCTATCTACAGAACAACTGATGAAGGTATTAGCGCGACAACCGATTACATCATGAACCAAAAAGCAATCTGGTATCATAACGAGACAAGCCCTAAAAAGAAAAGTGCTAACTTAGGCATCACTTTTGCAGGATTGTTTGGTGACCAAAAACCGTTGCTTAGAAAATATCGTGATGAATCAATCAATGGAGATTACTACGAGTTAGACTGGATGTACGACATTAAGTGCGTAATGAGTTTAACTGGTTATTTTCTTGATGGGATTCATACATAAAACCTAACCTGTTTGCGGGAGGGGTTCGATCTTTTTGCCTAACGGTAGTTTCTCCATTCCCTCCCTCAAATGGGATGAAATAAAAATCGGAGAAACCAAATAAAAATGGAAGAAATATAGAGGAGTATAAAAATGGAAGAACTAGAAACTTTAGTAATAAAGATGAGATGTGGGTTTAAGACCGACAAGTTCGGCATGTTAGCTAAATCACACGTATACGAACTACCGAAAGAAGATGCGGAAGGGTTGTTGCGTTATAACCGTGCTGAGATGAGTGCGGCTAAGCCAAAGGAAGATCTTGAAACATTGATCCAACGTGGAAGCCATAAGAGCTTGCACTTACTGAAAACCAAACTAAAAAAGAAAAAGATTTTAACTGACCTAAACGCTAAAACAGATAAAGATAAAGACGAAGCGCGAGATGCTGCTGAGGCGTTATCTTTTATCATTAAAGAACAGCAAGAACGCATGGATCTCCAAGACCAGCAAATAGCTGAACTTCGCGCATCTAAACGCAAGGATTCCGTTACTGTTGAGGACGTTATTTCTGAGAATCCAGAAGTTAATGAACCAGAAACAACACCTGTTTTAGATGATGGAATCCCAGTTATTACTAAGCAAAGACGTAGACGACGAACTAAAAAGTAAATGAGGTTTATATGGGAAGATATGTTACACATACATCATGGCTGCCAACAGCAACAACCGATGCTCAGTTAATCCCAGGATTAAGCACCACCTCTATTAACACTGCCACAATAGTTAACTACATAACCCGCCGTGAGGGGATGATAGACGCTTATTGTGGTAATAGGTGGACTCCATCAACATACGCCACTTCACCTACTGTGTTAATGATCGGGCAGGCATTTGTTACCTACGATGTCTATGACGCTCTATATAACGCCGATGGCGGCCTTCAGGATAGACCAAATATAACAAATGATTATAATCTTGCCCTAAATATCCTCACGGATCTGCGTGACGGGAAAGCGGTTCTTTATGATGGTGAAGGCAACATCATTGATGAACGTGACGTGTCCAGAAAATTCCAAATATCAACAAAAGGCTATGTCCAAACTTTTGATGTAGGTAACCCATTAAACTGGAGAGTATCGCATGGCAGACTTCAAGATGATATGTCAGCTAAATCAGGAGATACCTAATGGCTAAAGGCATCCAGCTTATAATAGATGATAAAGAAGTCACTGACGCGCTAAAACGATTAGTGGCATTCACTTCCGAAACTCGCGCGGTTATGCAAGGTGTGCAGGCTCGAATGATGTCTGACGTGTTTGACCATTTCAAAAAAGAGACTGGGCCTGCATCAGGCTGGAAAGAATCTGGCCGTGCGGTGAGCCAAGCGTCTTCCAAACAAAAGAAGGCAGGCAGAGCAGGAAGCACGTTAAGAGATACCTCCAGATTATTTAATTCGCTTATGGGTACTAACGCGAAAACAACTAATAAAACAACAAAAGAGCTAGCCCAAGTTGGGACGACCGTTAAATATGCAGCTATCCATAACTTCGGTGGTAAGACAGGCCGTGGTCATTCAGTAACTATGCCACAACGAGAATTTATGTGGCTATCCAAAAAATCAGAAGACGATATTGTGAAAATAATAGAAGAAGCTATTGGGAAAGCGTGGGAGGGCTAGATGGCATTAATACTAGATTATAACTCGCTAACTACAGGCATCCTCAATTATTTGAAGGCTAATTCATCCACATTAAATAACGGTGTTTCTAATGTAACTATAATAAAAGATTTCACACCAGACGAATACACGCTGGACGCAAGACAATACCCAGCTATATCTATCAACTTAAGACAAAACGAACAGGAACGTGAAGAGCTTGGGATAGGCAACCAATCGCGGATATCGGTTGTATGTGTATGGGAAATCGGCTGTCATTCACGCGCTTTCACTTCTTATACCGCGTTGCGGCAAGATACTAGACTGCTTACAGCTAACGTAGAGCAAGCGATTCGGGCCGATGATACGTTGTCCGGTACATTTATTAATGTAGATATAAAGGGCGTTGTCTTTAATAACGTGGTTAAAAAAGAAGGTAAATATCAGAAAAACTCGTTAATAGCAGTGGAAACATTAAACTTTTTGGTGAATACATGACATACGGAAAGTTAAGTTTATTTTTATTTATGATCTGCCAGTGCTTTGGCTTTTTCGTTTTTACATACTTTCAATCGAAGTCTGATAAAATAGGGGATAGCCGAGTTTTTAAAATAAAGGAGAAATATTATGGCAGAAATGAATAAAGGCGAGATAATGAAACACAGCAAGATAGCGTTCGATAAGTGGCATGACTTATGGATTGATAACTGTAAGGCAAACAAAGATAAAATCACGACTAGTTTGAAAGATATATTGAATATGTACCACGGGAAAAAGATTATGTTGTTCGCGTTTGGGCCATCTTTTGATAAGAACGTATTAGAGTTCAAAACATCAGAGTATTTTGGGCGAGAAGATGTTGTTGTGGGTTGTGTAGATAAGGCGTTTAGGCCGCTTGCTAATAGAGGCATTAAGGTCGATTTCTGTCTCATAGCTGATGGCTCTGTTGATACATCATATATCGAGGGCGTAGATCCTGAAGCGATAAAGCATTCGATATTAATTGCGAATGTATATGGTTCGCCTGGCTGGTCTGACCTATGGGTTAAGCATGCAGGTAAAGACCGCATCTTTTGGTATCTAAACAAAGACAACATCCAATTAACACCTGACTCTAAGATAGGCACCGCTGAATATTTTGGGCCGTTCGTAGATTATTATGAGATTATCGAGGCAGCAAGTAATGTCGGGAACTCATTAGCTGTTATTGCTGTAAAGATATTCGGGTCTAAAGAAATCTATTTCTTTGGCTATGACTATAGCTGGACTAGGGACGCTTATTACGGTGAAGACGATGCTCATTCAAACAGGAAAAAAGAGCTTTATGCGCATTTAAGGCCTGTTAATAATAACAATAAAATAGTCTTCGCATCGACCAACATGGAATTCTCTTCTAATTGGCTGGATATGTATATCCATTATGCGGGCCAACGTTATGGCGCAAAATTCTATAATTGTACTGGGGCTGGAATCTTAAAAAATGGTAGGAGGGTAAAAATCAATGATTGAATATACAGGTATTTCAAGAGAGACATATCCACGGATATTGGGGAAGCAAATGTGCCCTGCTATTAGCGTGGTGCCAGGCAAGGTTTTAGACGGATTATCACTCGACGTAGAAGCGGCACTTTTAGCTACAGGAAAATTTAAAGTAATCGATAAGAACACAACTAAGAAAACAAAGAAAATGGTTGTTGATGATAATGATACCCGAATAAAAAAGATAGAAATTGCAGAAACCAAACCTATTAAGAAGGAGGACACTAATGACAATAGTAATGGGCTATAAAAGTGCTATCGGTTATTCTGCATCATCGCAAACAACAGAAAAAACGGGTGTAGACGCTAACGAGTTTATACTCGTAGACAGCTTTAGCTTTACACGCACGAAAGAGGAACAGATCCAAACACAGGAGATAGGTATCTGCGATAGGGCACCACATCGAAGGGTTACAGGCAACATAGCCGCTAACGGAACCTTGACCAGGAACATAGACGAGAATAATGGGGTAAGTCTATATCAGTGGCTTTTATGTGGTTCGACGACAAGCTCAGCGCCAACGGCTGCGGACACCACATTCAAAAAGCATACATTTTATGAGGGTGACGATGTTCCGACATCTACTCGATTACAGTTTATGACGACATTTGGATGCGATTCATCTGTCGCGAACACGCTTAATTGGTTTAATGGGGTAGTCGAATCTTATTCTATTAATGCCACAGTTAATAGCCCTGTTAAAGAGACATGGAATTTCAAGTTTTCTGACCATGGCGCACCACGTACAACCGCACCCGCATTCGCTTATGATGCTTTACAGCCAATTAATTACAATAACGCGTCTGTTCGGATGGGTACTGTTATAGGCTCTGTATCTCAAGTCGCTTGTAAGGATATAACCGTAAACATAAACAATGTGCCTGTAGAAAACAGATGGCTTAACTCGCAATCGACGATTGTAGATCATTTGTTCCATACACGAGAGATTAACGGCACAATGAACCTCACCTTTGAAGATCTAGGCGCATACAATCTATTCGTTAACGAGACGGCGATGGCTGTTTCTTTATTGTTAAATACTGCTAACTCAACTTCAGGGACATTGCATTCAATAGAGCTTAAATTGCCGCAAGTCTATTTTAATGGGGTAACACCACCAAATGATACAACAGAAGAAATCGTTCAACCGTTAGAGTTTTCTGCGGTCTATGACTCGACTGTCGGGTATATGTGCCAAATAGTCGTATATAACACGCAAGCCGCGTTAGTAAAATAATTATTTAAATAAGGAGGACATAAAATGACAATAGTAATGGGATATAAAGGTTTCGTCGGATTTACAGAAGTTTCTACAACAGCAGAACATGCAGGGACAGGCCCAGCCGAATTCATGTTGGTAGACAGTTTTAGTTTTGTCAGAACAAAAGAAGAGCAAATCCAAGCACAGGAATTAGGGATAGGAAACAGATCCCCACAGCGCAGATTAACAGGAAACATATCCGCTAACGGCTCTTTAACGAAATCTGTCGATCCTAATAACGGGATTGCACTTTATCAGTATTTGCAATGCGGGTCAGTTACAAGCTCCATCCCTGCGGTTGGTGATACCGTTGTGAAGCGCCATAACTTCTCCGAAGGTGACGATGTTCCAAGCAGCACAAGATTGCAGTTCATGACAGTATACGGGGCCGATTCTTCGCTCGCTCTTAACTGGTATAACGGGATTGTGGAATCTTATTCACTAAATGCGACTGTAGGCACACCACCTAAAGAGACATGGAATTTCAAGTTTGGTAATCATGGCGCGGCATTAGATACTAGCCCGACATACGCATACACGAACACACCGCCAATAAATTTTAATAACGTGTCTGTCCGGTTTGGTGCAACTATTACGGCTGTCTCTGTTGTGGCTTGTAAAGATATCACGCTCAATTATAACAATGTCCCTGTCGAGAACCGTGAATTGAATTCAAAGTCAACGATAGCTAACCATCTGTTCCATACAAGGGAAATCAACGGCACAATGAACCTCACCTTTGAAACATTGGGTCAGTATAACAATTTTGTTAATGAGACCTATACAGCGATATCTTTATTGCTTCAATCAGTCGACTCGACTTCTGGCACCGCGCATTCTATTGAGATCAAATTGCCACGGACATATTTTAATGGGACAACACCGCCTAACGACACGACGGAGGAGATCGTGCAGCCGATAGAGTTTTCTGCGATATACGATTCTGTGTCAGGCTATATGTGTAAAATCGAGGTAGTGATCGAAGACGCAACACCGCCTAAGAACTAAAAAGAAAAAAAGGAGAAACGTTATGAAACAAATATTTTATGGGTTAGGAATTTATTACTTGTTGGATCAGTACGCGCTCGCTAATAAATGGTGGGTTTGGGCTATTTTGGTTTGTGGGGTAGGCATCATAAACATATTTAAACTAATTAGATGGGTCGCCGACTTTAGTAAAAAAAAAGCCCTTCAAGCGAACGATTACAAGTTAGTCCAGCAGCATGTGAACCTAGCAAAAGGACAAGTGGATTAAAACTTAGCCCTGAAGACAGAAAACAGATGCTTGATATGTATGAGCATCGGTTTGGAAAGAAGAAATAAATAGTGGCTAAAGAACTAAATATTATTGCGAAGCTTAAAGACCTTGTTAGCAAGAATGCTAAGAAGATGGGCAATTCCCTCGAAGCTGTAGATAAAAAAGCTAAGAAAACTGATGGTTCATTAAAAACATTAACCAAAGGATTTGGGCTGCTTAAGCTTGCTATACTTGGCACCGTTGGCGTAATGGTTAAGAACGCATTATCTGCATTCTCGAAACTTGAAAGCAAAGTGGTCGACGTTGGCAACTTGTTCGGCGCAACAAAAATGCAAGTCGATGCTTTACGTTCCGGCATACTAGAACTATCAACAAGAATCCCACAAGACGCACAAGTTTTAGC